ATTACAGAATCACATCTGATGTGATTCTGTAATCTTTGTGTTAAGTGAACCTCCACCAGATCCTCCGCCACCACCAAATACTGATGACTTAGATAAATCTGATGTGGTATAACTGTTTCCATCTATTCCCATAAATGGTATAGCAGCTTTCTTATCTGAATTACTCTTTTTAAAGTCTTTTAAAAGTTTAAGTAGCTCAGGATTTTTTTCTATTACTACTGATCCGCCTTTAGCTAATTCAATTGGTTTATTTTGTCCAATCAGTCTTATAAGAATATCAACTCTTGCTTCTCCAGTAATACTGTTAGGTTTATCTAACTGAGCTGGAGTCATTTTTACTGCTTCTTTAAGTGTTTTAAAGTCTTTAAAATTTTTCATAGAGTTATTATACCTTACTTTTTAGTAAATGTAAATATCTATTTATAACTTTTTAAACTTTATCTTTTGTGTAGAAAAGATTGGGCGAAATTTCTCCGCCCCTGTCTACATTGATGATCTTTTTTTCATGAAGTTTTCGAATGGTTCTTTCAGCACCTTCACGTATGCCAATTTGAAATGCTTGATAACCAGCACCGAGTATGCAAATAAATGTAATTGCGTATACTTCCACTATAGAAGCACTCTTTCTACATGTGTATCAAAACCTTTTTTTCGCATTTGCTCTTCAAATATAATTGCATCTTTAAGCTGATCAAAAATATAATCAGCTTTGACTTCTTTGTCTTCAGTAGCAATTACTTTAAATGAAACATCATCTTTCGTATACATATACATCCATTCTCTCCGCAAATTTTAGTGGTAATGATTGATCGTATCTTCTACGATATGAACCTTGAGCAACTGCATGTTTAACTCTTGGACCACGTCCTTGACATTTAACATAGAATTGTACGAGCTTTTGCGGCCCGTAATTCATACTTGCTTGTGATGCACGTCTTCTTAAGATTGCATTTTGTTTCTTGACTAGATCTCTTAAATTTTGCAACTCTAGCATAGAGCTTGCGCATTTAGGATCTGCAGTCATTACATAACTACTTGAATATCTCATTAGTGTATTGGCCTCCCACCTAAAGTTTCTAAAAAGAATTGACCCTGAATATCATGGCCAGTTCTTGCAAATACTGAATCACACAGTTTATTCCATGATTCATTAATAGTTTCTGGATTTTTGTCTTTAGCAAAACTTTGTTCTACTAAATCTAATTCGATATCTAGTGGGATATCAGTTGCGATGTGGGTTAGTGATAATATCATTGTGGTCCCTCCGGCAAAGCCTCGAATCTTTGGTTAACGAGTCTTTCAATAACTACGTTTCTATCAGTCATAGCAACTCTCATGTCGAATGACTCGCATAATCCTGGTCTAGCTACACCGCCATCCAGTTCTCTCAGAATACAACCTGTGTTCATTTCTGAGACCTCGTCGAATAATCTTTCGAGGGTTTGTTCATTTTGTAAATTTGACATTTTATCTCCTTATCAATTTATAGTTATATTATACCATAGTTGGGAGCAGTTGTAAACGTTTTTTGTGAAAATAATTGAAAATAGTTGACAGAAAAGTGTTGTTCTCAAAAAGGGGAGTATGAAACTCCCCCACGAATTGTCATAATTAAAGGTTATTATACTTCTTTTGCAATAAAAGTGTAAACACCGTAAGCAAGGGCTACCCAAGCTAGAAGGTCAACTAAGCCACCTAAGAGTAGGTAGGATAATGATAGTCCGATGATCATACCACCGTCCCAAGATGTTCTTTCTGCCCATCTATCCATTAACCATGCTTTTGCGTTATTTAACATATTCATATATTTCTCCTTTATACTTTAAAGTCCGCAAACGAGTCATTACTTTCCCGTTCACCAAACTTGTTTATCGGCTTATCTGGTATCATGTCAGACATAATATCTGATTGAGCCGACTCCTCTACATCATATAGCTTCATGCGGGAACGATCTACACCAACCACAAATCTCTTGTATTTGGTCGGATCGTTATAACGATTCTTCAATTGCTTTACCATTATCTGGCCAAGTTCCTCAAGTTCCTCTGTTGATATAAGAGCAAACATAAGATCTGCCGTTGCAGGTAAACCAAATGATTCAGATGTATCCTCTAGACCGACGTCAGTATTACTGTAGCCAGACCTTGTAGTCTGAGTAGCCGATACTATAGGTACATTGAATTCCACAGCCAGTCCGCGAAGTTCTTCCGCGATGGCTTTAATATAGGTATAACTATTTATACTTCCGCCCATGCCACGCATGCGACTTGAGGCACAAATATTTAAATAGTCAATATAGATCATATCAGGACTAAAGTTCTTTTTGAGTCGCAACTCATTAAGTAAAGCCCTGAAATGACCAGTGTGAGCTGAGCCAGTAGGATATTCCTTAACAATAAGTTTACCCGTAGCAGCTTTCGCTATCTTTCCAATCTTATCATCGAATACATTTTTAGGTAATGACCCAAGTGATTCAATTGGCAAATTCATTAAGTTAGCATCGATTCTTTCAGCGATACGTTCTTCTGCCATTTCCATTGTAATGTACAATACATTCTTACCTAAGTTAAGAGCACTTGCTGCACAATGACACATGAATAATGACTTACCTACGCCAGTTCCGGCTAAGGCAATATTGAGAGTCTTATTAGGAAGACCTCCCTTAGTTATTTTATTGAAATAATCTAGATCAAATGGAATTCGATCTTCTTTTCTATTGTAAAAATCAAATCTTTCTTCTGAGTTATCGATATAATCATGGCCAATTGCTTCATCAAATGAAACACCAAGAGCTTCTGAAAGTATTTCAGGTATAGCACCTTCACTTCGTTCTTTATCTTTACCATCAATGATTTGTATAGAATCCATGATAGCATTATAGACAGCTCTCTCTTTACACCACTTTTCTGATTCATCAAGTAGATACTCAGTATCGATATCAGATTTGTCAGCTATTTCATTTACCAACCTTGATGCATTATTTAATACATCTTCAGGAGCATTGATTTTTTTAAGCTCAAGCTCTAATATTTTCGATGTTGGTAATTTGTTGTGTTGACCTACAAAGTTTACAATGAGATCGAATACCGTTTTATGAGTACCTTCGAAATATTCTTTCTTAAGATATGGTACTACACGTCTACAGAACTCTTCATTATTGAGAAGATGATTCAGTATGTGTGTCGGTAGTTGATTCGTCATGTCCAATTCCTATTGTTGATTGATTAGTTTCGTTAGCATAATCTAACGAATCTGTTATTATATATTGTAGTACAGCTCCAAGATAGTTTTTAAATGTCTCATCTTTATCAAGTTCATCTACACTAAACTCACCTGGATCTTGTACTGTATAGTTAAATGTAAGTGTAGCCATGTCCAGTGCTGGATCTTCTTTGATACCAACCTGTCCATAAACTACGATTACATCTTTCCATGTACCTGTTTTAAGAAGTACTCCACTTAAAGGGCTATTCTCATTTTCTACAATTGAGTAGTCTTTTTCAGATACATTATACATTAGTCTTCCGTTTCAATATCAAGATCAATATCAATCATTGGTCTATGTCCAATTGAATAATATGTTTTAACAAACTCTTTAAAGTCTGTATTTTTAAAGATTGGATCCCAGAATTTTTTAGTAAGAGTATCTTTTTCTCTTACTTTAGTATCGTTAATTTCTCCAGTTTTCATATCAACTGCAGCGTACCAACCAACGTTTGGTTTAGTTACATATCCACCAGCAAGAGCTACAGTTAAGAGTCCACTATACTGCTCAATACCACCTTCCCATGAAACACTAATAGGTACTTTAGATTTTTCTTTTACAAACCTAGATTTCTCTACATTGATTACAAAGTGATACCCTTGAATCTCTGTTCCTTTTTTATCTTGTTGTCTTCCAATAATCCAAATGTTATCAGCTGAATAGTAAATACCAGTACCACCTGATACTACAGCTTTTGGAAATAAACCAATCTCTTGATAGGTATGGTTCACCGCAAGTAAAGGGATATTCTTCATAGTAAGATAAGGAGTAACCATTCTGAATAGTCCCTTTAATGCTTTAGCTCTTGTCATATCAGCAACTGATTTCTCATTCAAAGCATCTTCCAATTCTTTTTTGGACGCTAAATTACCAATTGAATCAATAACCACTATGACTTTATCGTTTCTTTCAATATTTTCTAACTGACCAACTAAATCAAATTTAAGTTGCTCAACATCAGTAATTGGAGTATGTAATACTCTTGATGTATCGATACCAAAAGATTCGAAATAAGATTGTGGTGAACCAAATTCTGAATCGTAAAATAACATGACGGCATCTTCATGTTGTTTTAAATATGCTGCACCCATTAATAATGCAAATGAGGTTTTGAAATGTTTAGATGGACCAGCAAGAACTGTAAGTCCTGATGTTAATCCTCCATCAATATCTCCTGATAATGCAACGTTAACCATTGGCACATCAGTAGTAATTATGTCTTTCTCTGCAAAAAGAATAGACTTGGATAGTATAGATGTTTCTTTTATCTTACTATTTTTCTTTAATTTATCCATTATAGACATATTATCTTCTCCTGCCTTTTTGAGGCTTCATGTATGCATCATTGATGCGTTGTAATTTACGAGTTCTACTAATAGCTTCGGCTTTTTTGCGTTGCCTTCTTTGAGCTGGTTTTTCGTAGTACTGGCGTTCGCGTACTTCTTGTACGATGCCTGCTTTCTCACAGGCTTTTTTAAATTTGCGAAGTCCTACATCAAAAGGCATTTCCTTTTGAGGACGTTTATCTCGCGGGTTTCGATTGGGCCTTGGCCTTAAATCAATACTGGGCATATATTCTCCGTGTTTTATTTCTCATTGTATATATTATACCATAAAATCAGTGAGTTGTAAACTGTTTTTTTCATATTCATAGGTTCTTTTTTTATTGTCTTGAACTAAGAATTGAGTATCTACTAACTCAAGGTTATTATTTAAATATTCTTTAACCATACGTGCTGGATGTTCAGCTGTCGTTACAGGTACATTTTGACATATATGATTTAAAGATCTTTTTGCATCAAGCAATACAAAGTTAAATGGTAACTTCATAAGCGATAAAGCTTCTCTTACTGTTAAGTAACGATCTTCATCTGGATGTGTTAAGCAAGTTGGCATATGTCCAACAAAAGCTCCTATTTTATCTTTAGGAATCTCTGTTGTTTTTCTCATGATATTACCACCCGCTTTAAGTTTATGATATTGTCTATCGCATTTCTTTGCTACATTCTCAAAACCGTTTGCTCTCATCCATTTAGCAACTTCTTTGTAGGTTGTTCTTTCTTCTATGTAATCCATAGGGTTAGTTGTCTTTTCTATTTTATTTTGAAATTCACTGTGGGATATACCACCTTCCAACTCCTCTAATACATATTTATAGTATGGCTCTTCTGAAGGAGTCTTATCGTTACAAAGTATTTGACTCATTGGATCATTATCGCAGCGTTTTACTTCTCTTATATCATCAGCAATCATAGTTGGTTTTTCTAATACATAATCAAATAATGGTACTTGATCTCCTTTCCAAAAGAAATAAAATGTACGATCTCTTACTTGACTTAATCCATGTAATATTGATTTTGTTTTAAAGATACTAAATGTATATCCATGTTCTTCTCCAATCTTTCTTAATCTTCGAACTACTGGTTCTCCCATCTTACTTGCTAACCTAGGAGCATTCTCTCCCCAAAAGACTTTTGGTTGAACCTCACCAAGTACATATTCTGCAGACTTATACATCCATTCGTTCATAGGATTATTACTCGAAGCAGATGGACTAAGTGAGCTGAGCCCTGCACATGGGCATACAGTATTAATCACATCAACTTTTTCTGTGTAACTCGCTCCCTCTGAGAGGTTCAAATATGGGACACTATGGTTGTAATAATTGTTTAAGTGACTTTCATTAGCTTGAAATCCCTCAAACGTTAAGAAATACTTTGGCTTTTCTCCAAAGACATTTTCCATTGCTATTGTTTCTCCACCTATTAGTGGTACTATACTTGCGTAACTCATCCGAAAAACTCCTCTAATCCTTGAGGTTCCATTCCATTCCAATGTGGATAGAACTCTCTTGATAAATGTATTGATTGTGGCTTCTCCATATATTTAAAATCGAGCTTGCCTTCTTGATTGTATAAGTACTCAGTCCATCTTATAATACCATATTGTTTTTCAATATTGTCATTGAACTGATT